AGCAATTAAAGGGCCGTCCTCGGCAGGAAATAAAAATCCGAGCCTACGGTTTTGCCGATGATGCGACTACGACTCAATTCCCTCAGTTCAAAAGTCACAATATTATTCCGCATGACAAGATCCCTACTGAAAAGGTTAGTCGTTATTACTCAACTGACCCTGGAGGCCAAAAAAATTGGTTTCATTTATGGTGCTGCGTGGATGAACACGGGCGATACTACATTTACCGAGAATGGCCAGATGACGCTGAATGGGCTGTGCCTGGACCTGGAGACGGTAAAAAAGGATTAGCTCAAACTCAGGATGTCATGCTGGGAATTGCAGACATTGTAGATCATATAAAAACACTTGAGGGTAACGAAATAATTGAGGAGAGATATATTGACCCTAGAATGGGGGCAACTCAGGCCGCTGGGAAACTTGGCGGTACTAGTTATATCGATCTGCTTGCAGACGAGGGCATGGATGTTTTGCCAAGTGCTGGCTTAAAGATAGAGCAAGGCGTTGGCATTATTAATGATTGGCTGGCTTATGATGAAGATAGGCCAATCACGATAGACAACGAGCCTAAGCTGTATATCAGTGATAGGTGCGAAAATTTAATTTATTGTATGCGGACTTGGGCGAACAAAGAGAAAGATGGAGCAACTAAAGATCCGATTGATACTCTGCGATATATGGCAGTGATGAATCCGATGTATATAGATCCGAAAGGCGAAAAAACTCATGGCGGCGGTAGTTACTAAATGGCCTCCCCTGCTCCGGCGGGAACAGGCGGCTGAAATGACAGGGGCTCATCCACGTTATATCGATAAACTTCGATTATGTGGTGCAGTTAGAACGTACAAATATCTAAACGGTAAATCACATATGTATTACCGCGATGAACTTTTACAACACTTTGGGTTAGAAAAAGAAAATGAATGAATTCGATAAGTTAGCGGATGCGGTTGATACACCAATGATCACCGAATTGCAGCGGGAGTATAACCGATCAATCGATGATGGTTATTCGTTGCAAAGAATGAACGAAAACGACGACATCCGCTTTGCCAGGTGGAACGCTCAAAGCTCTGACGGTAAAAAGCATTCCCAAAACATGGGCCAAGGTAAACAAGCCTTTCCATTTGAGGGTGCGAATGATGGCAGAATATTTCACACTGATGATTTGATTAATAGTCAGGTAGATATTTTGCAAACAGCATTTAAACGAGCACAGCTAAAGCTATCTGGCACAGAGCTTAATGATATGTCTGTGAGCCAAACAGCATCAACATTAATGAAGTGGCTAGTTGGTACAAAGCTTAGACATGATTTACTGAAAGAGTCAGAACTTTTAGCACAATTTGGCCAGCAATATGGTTACTCCTTGTTGTTTGTTGGGTGGCAACAAGAGCACGGCCTTAAGCCAATGGACGTAACAATGGAGGAGCTTGTTGCTATGGCTAGTCAAGTTGAAGAAGGATCTATGTTGGCTGAATTGCCGGAGATGATTCTAGATCCTGAAAGAGAATCTAGTGCTGTTGATATTGTAACAAGTCAACTTGCAGATACTACTCGTCGAAAAGCAAAGAAACTAATTAAAGAATTACGCGAAACTGGCCAAACATCGATCCCAGTTGCACACATTGCAAAAAACAGACCAGTTGTTCACGCACTTAAACCATTGGAAGATGTTTCTTTCCCTCCAGAAACAGTAAGCATTCAAGATGCTCGCTGTATATTTAGAAGAGTATTTTTGACATCAGTCCAAGTAAGAGAAAAAATTAAGTCAGAAGGTTGGGATGAGAATTTTGTTGAGCAAGTTTTAAGAACACAAGGCAACTCAACATATCATAATGATATTCAGACAAGTATCAGCGGATTAAAAGTCAGTGACGGCGTAATTAATCGCGATAATTTAATAGAGATAGTTTATGCCTACACTAAAGCCATTGATGAGCAAAATAATATTGGGATTTACTGCACCGTTTTTAGCCCTCTTGTATCTGATGATACTTCTGGGAAGTCTGTTTTTGGTAAACATCTACACGTTGACTATGCTCACAATCAGTACCCCTTTGTCCTTTATAAAAGAGAAAATGTTCGGAGACAAATCACAGAAAGCAGAGGTATCCCCGAAATTAGTCAAACCCAGCAAAACGAACTCAAGTCACAGCATGACTCAGTCTATGATTTTACATCGTTCTCAACGCTCCCGCCGTTGGCGGTGAATAGGCGAATGGGCCAAATTAAAAAGTATGGCCCT